CATGACGGGCAGGAGCTGGCGGAGGCACGCGGCGGCGTGCTCTGGCGGCTCGACAAGGGCGAAGCGCTGCGCTTCTCGCACGAAAATCCCGACGTGCAGGCGCTCTATCGCGACTATCTCGGCAAGCCCCTCGGAGAGAAATCGCATCATCTGCTCCACACCGACCATCTGGCATGGGAGATGCCGCAGGCGCAGAGAGGACAATAAGCAAGCGAAAGGCGCGGCGTTCGCCGCGCTTTTCCGAATTTTTATCTTTTTGCAAATAACAGTAGCTTTTTGCGGATTTTGTGGTACAATAAAAACAGACGAACCCCGAACCCTTGATTTTTCAGGGGTTCGGGGTTTTCTTGTTACTAATGTGTGCATAGTTCAGCGTTCAGCGGCCTAAAATGTTCACAGGTTTGAACCCTATGAAATCAGTTCCACGGTGGCTTTCAGTTCGTCCAAAGTCTTGTGATTATAGACCCGGTTTCCCGTGTCCTTGGACACATGGCCCATGAGCAAATCAATACATTTCCGGTTGGCCCCGGCGCTATCCAATTTGGTTTCAAAGGTGTGGCGGCATTCGTGCGGGGTATGGTTCATCTTCAGGGCCTTCATAATATCCGCCCAAAATATCCGGTATTGGGTTTGATTGCAAATCTTCCCGTTGTAGCTGATCAGCCGGGGGCCACCTTCGGCAAGCCGCCGTTCAATCAATGGCCTGATCTTTGGATGGATGGGAACAATGCGGTTCTTACCGGCTTTCGTTTTGGTGCCGCCCTTCATCGTGCCTTCCTTCAAGTCTATATCTTCAGGTTTCAGGTTCAAAAATTCAGAGATACGCCACCCGGAATATAGCAAGATCAAAACAGTATCAACCCAAGGATCAGACTGATGTTCCCACACCGTTTTGATTTCATCGTTGGTGAACGGAAGGCGGCTGGTGGGCGGTATTGGATCAGAAGTCAGAAGTTCGGAGAAGCACCGGTTTATTATATCCATTTCAAGGGCGAACCGGTCAAGGTGGCCCCACAGGTTCTTGATGGCCGCTTGGGTGCTATACCCTTTCCCACAACCATCAATGGTTTCTTGCATTTGGTAGGATCGCAGTTGCTTGTAAGGTTTGTTCACATACGCTGAACAATGCTTGAACGCTGAACAGAGGGAAGAACGATTGGATTCACCCAGCTTCGGGGCCTTCTTCTCTTTCCAGAGGTCAAAAAGCTGTTGAAGGGTGATCTTGGCCCGGTCAACATCCCAAGGATCACGGTTGTATTCAGCAAGCATGATGTTCCCGGCTTCACGGGTTTCAGCATAGCCGATAATGTCATAGATGGGGTGGCCTTTGTCATTCCAACCTATGGTTTTCTTCACAATGTATGGGCGGCGGCGCTGGCCTGATAGCTTTGCAACCGTTCCATACCCGTTTGGATTTCGCATTATATCACCTGAACTTTCAAAATTGGGTATGGCAAAGCTAAACCCCATGTGATATAATGTTCAAAGGCGTTTGAAACATTAACTTCAAAAGGGTTTGTTTCGCCTGACCGCTTCCGGTGTGCAAGACCGGGGGCGGTCATTTTTTTTTTGCATTTGTTCCATATCCGTTCCGCTTAAAATCCTTGCGGGGTGCGGCTTTGAGAGAATGGAACACTTGGAACGGATATTATATTACTTCAAAGAGTAGATAAAAAAAATATAAAAGAAAAAGAGTATATAGAGAACCGGCGCTTTATCTGTTCCACCTGTTCCAAAGCCTTGATTTTCCTGTGTTTTCAGGGATTGGACGGCGGAACGGATGTGGACAGATCGAGTTTGGCAAGTTCACCTTTGACCTGTTCCAGAACTTCAGGATATTCAGAATCAGGGTTCATGGAATATTGATCTTCGTATTCTTTCAGGGTGTTCAGATACCGGTTCCAATGGGTGGCTTTGGCCTTTGCGGTTTTCAATTCATCGATCTTGGCTTTCTGATCGGAATAGGAATCTAACAAAACCCGTTCTTTCTGACTATCAGCCGCCTTGAAGAAAGAAGCTGGAAGATCAGATGTGTAAGGGATGATCCCGGCCTTGGCCGCTTGATCCACCGTCAGGGCTATTTGCATACCATATTCATAGCGGGAAAAAAATGTTTCAAGGTTCTTCGTCTTTTCAAAGATGTTCAAACAATCTTGAACAATCCGCACATGGTTTTTGGCTTCTGCTACGGTGTAGGCCCCCGGCATGGATTTAATAGCCCGTTCCGGGTTCAGATTGGAATGAACCTGAACGGTGGGTTCTGTTTTGGGTGGGGCCTTCTGTTTTGGCTTTCTTTTTCGCAGAAGCAGGAACAGGAAGAACCCCATAATGACATCCATTATGATGAACACGGGGCGGAGTTCTGGCGCTTCCGTAAAAAACATGATTGTGTAGACGATAAACCCGAAACTGAAAAAGAAGATTCCAAAGCCTTTCAAAAACTTCTTCATCCAGCCACCTTCTATCTAATATCACTTTGGAAGGCTACGGCTTTTCCAAGAATCCTGATATGATTCAGTTCTTCGCCTGTGTAACGCATGGTTTTATACTTTGGATTTTCAGCGAACAACAACAGTTCGTTTTCTTCAGGATTATATTGAACACGCTTCAATGTGGCTTCATCACCAATCAGGACAGCGGCAATTTCACCATCATCCACCATTTCCTGTTTTCTGATGAACACAATATCCCCGTCATAGATTCTGGCCCCGATCATGGAATCACCCTTAGCCTTCAAGCAGAAATCAGCATGAATGTTTGTACCAGCTTCCACATACAGTTCCTTTTCTTCGTTGGCAAGGATAGGGGTTCCACAAGCAATATTCCCAAGTAATGGGAACTTTCGCTTTTCAATTCTAAATAGGTTATCCAATTCAACTTCTTCTTTCCAGCCCATTAAATAGGCCGGTGTGGTGTGAAGAACTTTCGCCAAGTCTGCTATTTTATCACGGCGCATATTGGCAATAATCCCATTTTCCCATTTCCGAACGGTGCTTTTACCTACGCCAACAGCATTGCCCACCTGTTCAAGAGTAAGATTATTTTCTTCACGCAAAGCCTTGATTTTTTGGCCCATAGTCAAATCAGCCACATCAACACCCCTTTCACGGTTAGTAACAACAGTATAACCGCAATGTGTCTTTTTTGCAACCCCTAAAGCGAAAAAACAAAAAAAGTTTCTTTTAATCCACAAATGGGGTTGACAAGCGACAAGGGGTGTGATACTATGATGGTGTCCTAAAGGACACGGCAAAAGCAAATAAGACACCGAAAGGGGTATATGAGATATGAAGTTTTTTTTACAATTTGCTGGATGGTTTTGAGGAACCGAATCGCTTTTATGATGAACAGACCATTCGCCGCTTCCGTGTTTACCCGGCAACCCCGGAAATTGAAAAGGAAGCCTATGAAAATCCCCATTCCGATTTGTGGCCGGTGCATGACATTCATAACAACAGTACCGAACCGGTTGATTGTAAAGATATTGATGAAGCGTACCGGTACATTCTGGAATCAGAAAACACTTCCGTTTATGAATATGTTCATGATCTTTAAGCCGAAACGGGCCTGATGGTCCGTCCACCGGAACCGCCCCACCGGTGCTGATGATGGCAGGGCAACAGCGACAACATGAGCGCCCCCGGTTTATGGGTTCGGGTATTGGGTATCAATCCCCATGTAAAAGGTATGACCGCCCGGAAATTGCTTGTTGGGGCTTTGGCTGTTCTATTTTTGAAGAAAGGATGTGAGCGAATGAACAAGGCCCGCTTGGAATATGAAATGTCTGTTCGGGGTGTCACCCGTGCCAAGCTGTGTGAAGTCCTTGGGATTTCCCGATCCGCCTTTTACCGAAAGTGTAATGGGGGTTCGGAGTTCACCCAAGGCGAGATTCAGAAGATCGTGGATTTTCTGAACCTTGAAACCCCAGTGGGAATTTTTTTTGATGCGAAAGTGTCCTAAAGGACACCGTAAGGAGTAAGAACCATGAATGAAGTCAGTTTGAAACCGGTCATTGATGAACTTGAAACCTTGTTTTCAAAGTTCAACAAAGCCTTCTTTGAAGGGAAGCTGGAAAAGCCTGTGATCACCGTTTCCCCGGATCATACCCGTGGGGCCTATGGGTGGTGTACCGGTTGGAAGGCGTGGCAAGACGGCACCAAGGAAGGCGGCTATTACGAAATCAACCTGTGCGCCGAATACCTGAACCGCCCCTTTGAAGAAACCTGTGGAACCTTGCTTCACGAAATGGTTCACCTTCAGAACCTTCAGGACAATGTTCAAGACACTTCCCGTTCTGGTTCCTACCACAATCGGAAGTTCAAGGAAACCGCTGAAGCCCACGGGCTGACCGTGGAGAAAGGCGAAAAGTACGGATGGCACAAAACCACCCTGAACCCGCAAGCAGAAGCCTTTGTGAAATCCCTTGGCAAGTCCGGGTTCTGTCTGGTTCGACCCCGTACCAATCCGCTGAAGGGTTCCCGGAAGGGGGGGGGATCAAGTTCCCGTAAGTATGTTTGCCCCTGTTGCGGAACCATCATCCGGGCCACCAAGGAAGTTCATGTTCTCTGTGGGGAATGTGAAGTGGCCTTTGAAGAACAGGAGTGATAACCAATGATGATTACCCGCCAAGTTCGGTGTAAAAAGTGCGGGGAAATGTTTCCCCTGACCTATCCCGAAAAGCTGTCCGACATTGGCCGGGATGTTATTTCTTACTGTCCGCCGTGTTTACACACGGAAATCTTGAAAAATGAAAGGAGTACGCACAATGACCACCTTTGCAGAGCGTTTGAAGAACGCTATGGAACAGGCCAATATGAGCCAATCCGCCCTGTCTGAACAGGCCGGGGCTTCCAAGGCCGCTATCAGCCAATACCTTTCCGGGAAGAACACCCCCGGCCCTGACCGTATCAAAGCCCTTGCGGATGCAACCGGCGTTTCCTTTGATTACCTGATGGGTTATGGAGCCGCCCCTGTTGCGGAACCGCCCATCAAGAAGATCAGCGTGAAGGAAGCCGCCCGGTGCATGGGTAAATCTGATCAGTTCGTTAGAATCGGCCTTCAGCGTGGCCTTCTTCCCTTCGGGAACGCTGTTCCCGGAACCGGTGCTTGCTGGAATTACTACATCAACCCCACCAAGTTCCGTGATTATGTGGGTGCTGATCAGTTCAATTCCTTCTTCGGCCTTACGGCCTGAAAGGGGAACACCGATGGATAACACCCGTGATAAATTGTTGGATTTGATCAGGAACGCCACCAACATTGATATGATTTGCTTCTTCGCCATTATCTATGTGGTTGCGCCCGATTCCCCCCCTATACGCCTATCGCCACCCGTGGCGAACTGAAGAAGGCAATTAAGCAGTTGCGGAGCGCCCAGCATAGCCCGGATTGCCCCGCTGAAATGTCTGAAGGCTTTGAAACGGCGATTCAGTACATCCGCCGTGAATGGCTTCACCAATGAAAGGATGGTTTATATGCTTCAGATCGGAATGATCGTTAAAATCTTGCCTGATGCGGAATACAGCGGCAAGTTCACCGGCTACATCGGCAAGGTGAAGAATTACTTTTCGCAGAACAAGAAGGTTGGCGTGGAACTTTTTCAGCAGACAAATGACGCAAGTTCCAAGGGCCTGTTTTGGTTCTCTGAATCCAAGGTGGTTGCGGCGGGTAGTCTGCCTGATGCCATGATGGAATATATCAAGGCCGATCTTAACGCCACCTTTGGCGTTGCAAATCACATCCGCCGTTCCCGTCAGACCGGCCTTCCGCAGATCAAGAAGGTCATTTATAGCGGCCCCAAGACAATCATTCTGTGGGCCGACAACACCAAAACCATTGTTTCCTGTGGGGAAGCGGATTCCTATGACTACTATTCCGGTTTCTGTGCCGCTGTGGTCAAGAAACTGTTCGGTTCCACCACCCACGCCAAAAAGGTTTTGGGTGATTCCATTCAGATCAATGATTAACCTGTTTCAGCACCAGCAACAGGCCCTTGATGAAACCGAGGGGAAGAACCGGGTGGCCTATTACCTTGATATGGGCCTTGGGAAAACCTTTGTTGGTTCCGAAAAAATGATGAAGCTGAACAAGCGGATCAATCTGGTGGTGTGCCAATGTTCAAAAGTTCAAGACTGGATTGAACATTTTCAAGACCACTACACCCGGAATTGTGTGTTCGACCTGACCAACCCCAAAACCTTCAAATGGTTCTTTGAACAGGTTCAGCATGAAGTTCCAACCCTGATGATTGGCGTGATCAACTACGAACTGACCTTCAGGCGGAATGTGCTGAAAACCCTAACCGGCTTCACGCTGATGTTGGATGAAAGTTCCCTGATCCAGAACGAGAACGCCAAACGGTCAAAGTTCATTCTTGGGCTGAAACCGGATAATGTGATCCTTCTGTCAGGCACCCCCACGGGCGGCAAGTATGAAAACCTGTGGAGCCAATGCCAACTGTTGGGGTGGAAGATTTCAAAAGAACTGTTCTGGAAGCAGTACATTCAAACGGAATGGGTTGAAACCGATGGATTTTGGCGGCAACAGATTACCGGCTATAAGAATGTTGACCGGCTGAAGATGAAGCTGGCCGAACATGGGGCCGTTTTCATGACTACCGAACAGGCCGGGATCAGCCTTCCAAAACGGAACTGGATTAAGGTCAAAACCCGCCCTTCACCCCTTTATTGGAAGTTCTGGAATGATCGCTATATTGCGATTGACAGCGCCAACCTTGGTGAATTTGAACTGGATGCGGATTTCTACGGTTCCAATGCCCATTGTGAACGGGAATTGATCGGTGATACCAGTTTGACCCGCCGCCTTTACGCCCGTCAGCTTTGCGGCCTATATAACCCGGCCCGTTATGAAGCCTTCCGGGATTTGGTGAACAGTACGGAAGATCGCTTGATCGTGTTCTATAACTTCACGGAAGAAATGGAACGCCTGAAGGGGATTGCCAAGGGCCTGAACCGGCCTGTGTCTGTTCTTTCCGGTGAAGAAAAGAACTTGGATGCTTACCGATACCAGCACAATAGCATTACCTTCATTCAGTATCAGGCCGGTGCAATGGGCGGTAACTTTCAGCTTGCCAACAAAATCATTTACTTCAGCCTTCCCCAAGGTTCGGAATTGTGGGAGCAATCCCAAAAGCGTATTCACCGCCTTGGGCAAGAACGGCCCTGTTTCTATTACCTGATGATCTGTCCGGGAACGGTTGAAGAAGATATTCTTTCCACTTTGGAAATGAGAAAGGACTATACCGATGAACTATTCAGAAAGTATGAGCAAGCGGCAACAGCGCCGCAAAGCCCTTAACCAGCGGTTCAGGCGGATGTTCCTTGTGGCCCTTCTGATGGGCCTTGCAATGGGGTTTATATTTGGGCGCTGTTCTGCTGTCAACAGCAAGGCCCCGGATGCTCCCATTGAACCGGATCAGCTTACCGCCGTGACCCCGGATGTGATCTTGGAGCCGGTGGAAACTCCGCTGGTGGAAGAACCCGCTGAACCTGAACCGGTGCTGTTGGGCAGTTTCAGAATTACCGCCTATTGTTCCTGTGAAAAGTGTTGCGGTGAATGGGCCAAGAACCGGCCCAACGGCATTGTGTATGGTGCCGCTGGTGTGGAACTGAAAGCCGGTGTTTCCTGTGCTTCCCCGCTTCCCTTGGGAACCGTGGTGGAAGTGGAAGGCTTGGGTGAATACATCGTTCAGGATCGCCCCGCCCAATGGGTGATTGACAAATACGGTGAAAACCAGATCGACATTTATTTTGACAACCATGAAGCCGCTTCCGCCTTCGGCCTGAAGCAGTTGAATGTTTATCTGAAAGGAGAACCCGAAAAATGATCAAATGTGAAAATGCTTGCCCCCGTGGAAAATTTGATGGGTGTTGCCACAAATGCCCGGATTTCCACACTTGTCCTGATTCCTGTCAGGAAAACCCGAACGCCTGTGGTTCGGCCACCTTTGATGAAGAAACGGCCCTTCAGGAGTTCAAGAACACCCAGCTTGCCACCCTGAACGCCATTGCTTCCCTGACCGCCCACAAGAAGGCTATTGAGGATCAGGAAAAGGAAATGAAGGCCAAGCTGTATGAAGCAATGGTGAAGTTCGGCGTGGATAAGTTTGAATCCGATGTTCTGAACCTTACCCTTGTGAAGCCCACCAATGCCACCAGCATTGATTCCGCCAAGCTGAAGAAGAAATACCCGGACATTGCTTCCGAGTGTTCCAAGACCACCGCCAAGGCCGGTTATGTGAAGATCACCCTGAAGGAAGGTGGGCAGTAATGACCGTTGAACAGATTGAACTTCGGAAGATTTTAACCCAAATGTTGGCGGATAACGGGATCAACCGTGAAACCATCAAAGGCTTTGTGGAAGAAATTGTTTCTGAAAAAGTTGATCGGGCGATTGACCGGATTATTCATGAAACCAACATGGATTCTCTTGTGAGAACAACGATTCAGAACACTATCAACCGCACCATTTCTGATGAAGTGAGCTGGAATGTTCGCCGGGTGCTTGGAAGGGTTTCAATTTCCATTGAAACCCACGGGAACTTCAGGGGTGAAGCCGATGGAAAAGCAGATTGATATTTGTGCCACCTGTGTTCACGATGAACCCGGTTATTGCTCCGTCATTGGCACCATTCCCCATTGCTGTTCCCGCCATTGGCATTGCGAACCGGGAAAAGCCGCAAAGGACTATGTTCCCAAACAGGAAGAAGGTGAAGCTGATGGCAAGGGATGAAGTATGGGATGCCCTGAAAGATCATGCCAAACAGGTTCATTCAGAACGGGTTGCAAAGAACCCTGACCGGATAGCCTATGCCATTCAGCAGTTTGAAGCCCACGGCATTGAATACCAACTGAAGAATGAGCAAACCGGACATTTCCATTGTTGGCGGAAGTCTGATGATAAACTGTTCCAATTCTACGCTGGAACAGGAAAAATTCAGGGCTTCACCCAAGTCAGAGGTATTCACAGCCTGATTCAGATGTTGGAGGGTTGAGCCGTGGCCGGTGAAAAAAACTTTGAAAACCGCCTGAAGAAGTGGCTGGAATCTGAAGGGATATACCCCTTGGGTGAACCTGTTGATCGCATGAGCGCCCCGCCCTGTGGCTTCTATGAAAAGCGCTGGGGTGGAAGCCGGTATGTGAAAAGCG